CAGACAGTTCTTGCTTGACTTCTTCAGCCTTTGCCTTGGCAAGTTCGATACCGTCCGTAATATTTTTCTCACGCTTGGCAAATTCAGCGTCAAAAGCACGGTCAGCATTAGCAATCGCACGCTCCAGCATAATGTCAAATTGTGTCTCTTGCTTGTCCAAAATCGCATTGGCTACTGCTGAAACACCGCCACCATTTCCCCCTGACTTCACTTTGTCATCAAAGGTAATGGTTAGATAAGCTCCCTGTCCATTGTTGGCCAAACAGTCATACTCATAGGCAATTGCTTTCTTATAAACGTCCACATTGTGCTTATAACTTTTCAGGTTGACTGTATCTCCCATATGGACAGTTTGCCCATCAAGTTCATAGGCTTCAATCTTGATGGCATCTGTAGCCTTATCTATGTGTTCGTTAGTAAATTTAGCGCTAGCCCACTTTGTCAACTCCTCAACGGTCTGAATGTTATTATTTGTATAACTTCTTTCGTTGATGTAAGGGTAGGCACCAATTAAGGGACTATCAACTGTTATAGCAATCGTTGTATCTTCCTTCGCGCCCTCTGCCTTAAATGTAGATTTAGCGTGAATTCGAGTAACAACATTTTGTGAGTTTTTGGTTCGTTGATAAGATTTAAGATTTTTGTGGGTAGAGATGATAACACCTCTGTCCTCTCCTCGGTTTCGCTTGATTGAGATAGAGAAATTATCCCGAACCAACTCTCCTTCCCATGTTCCCACGATTGAGTGAGCGCCATCCATTAACACGCTGTAGAGTGTTTCTACTTCTTTCGTGTTGATGGTCCGCCTGTCCGTGATATCACTGGTAAATGAAAAATCATTGATAGGAGACTTAGCAACTTGTACCAATTGAGAAAGAGCCTGCCAACAACTCTGCTTGTTGACAGACAGAGGATTGATAGACCGCTGCATGACATCATCAGTGATATGATAAGCAGTGATTTCTAAATGATCATCATTCTCTACTGGCTTCTTGATACGGAACAACTGCGGACCAATCACAGGAGCTGGTGCCTTTATCAACATATCTTCACGGAAAAGCTGATAAATCTCAGAGTCCGTGATAGGGTAGCGAACAGTAAGGATGAAATCCCCGTTCATTTGCTCTTTTATGATTGCCGAAGTCGCTTCATGCAGTGGAATACCGTTCCATTTAACGTTACGAGTATCACTTTCAAGCAAATATAGCATTATGCCCACCCCCAAACAGTCTCAATCGTCATGGAACTGATACCAGCGCCTAAGACAATCCCGACATCTTGTTTCTTGATTGGGTCAATCGTAATAAAATCCCCTGTCCACTTAATTCTGGAACCTGTTCCGTCCAAGAAACTAGGATTGTTAGGGTTATTTATCATGATGGCTCTTCCAGAAAGTCTTTCTAAGCGAATGACCTGCCTATCTACTGTGAAACTAACCTCAGTCGTACTCTGACCAGTCAAGGTAATTGTCGGAAAAGCCAAAGCAGAGCCTTTGGTTCTTAAAGTTCCACTTCTTGAAAAGGTTTGATTGTCCGTGACTTTGAAAAATTTTGTAGGATGACACTCAAATGTGATTTTAAGCGCATAGTACCCTGCACGATTTCTAACAGTCTCAGAAATCTTTACCTTGTAACACCACATCTTGGTTGTTTTGACACGTTCGCTTTCAAGCCAAAAGTTTTCCCTAGCAAAGAGAGCCAAGAAACGGTTCAAGTCCTCTTCCTTTGGTTTGACTAAGTGAAGTGTGTAGGATTTCTCAACCATCCCTCTATGATGATTGGTTTGTAGGATGGCGCCACTAATCCCATCGTGCTCCCATAATTTTGTCTTACTATTGGCAATCACGATGGCTGGCGCTTCTTCTACAATCACATCAAAAGGAAAAGAGGAGGTTGCTACACCGTCAATCACCAATTCATTATGTTTGATCATGCAATTCCTCCTCTAAGTTGTGTTTGCCGTTGCAGTTCATCCGCAATCTTTTGAGCGACAACGTCAGCAATGCGATTGATATCCATCTCTTCACTGATGTTGTTTCCGCTAATGCTGACATTGATAACAGGAGACAGACCTCCCATTGTTTGGGCAATTCCACGGCCGATAGCTCCTAAGGTTCTTTCGTTTAGTGGTAAGACAGCTTCATTTCCAGCCTCTCCACCAGCCATCAAACTATTTCCGTTTGAACCGAAAACAGTCGGCTTGGTCAAGATACCACCCTTGGCAAACCATTTTACATCAATACTTGGCAATCCTCCGCTCAACCAGTCAAACGGATTGGTAGATCCAGTAATGCGAAAATGTGGTACAGGAATATGAGGCCATCTAAATTCAAAGTTAAAGAATCCCTTAATAGCTTCAATTGCACTACCAACTAAATCCCTAGCCCCGTTAATAGCATTGCCAATTGTATCTTTAACGCCATTCCAAACACTGCTTGCGGTTGATTGAATGCTATCCCAAATATTACTAAGTGTATCTTTAATACCATTAAAGACACTTGAGACCGAGCTTGAAATACCGTCAAATATTCCTGTAAGTGTTGTTTTAATACCTTCCCAGACGGTTGAAGCAACCGTTGAGATAGTGTTCCAGATGTTAGACAATACCTGCGCTATGCCATTAAAGATAGTCCCAATGACACTTGCAATCCCATTCCAGATTGTTTCTCCGACGCTCTTGATGGTTTCCCAAGCGCCCGACCAGTCACCAGTAATGATCTGCATCACTGCCTTGATAATACCCAAAACAACGTTGATAGCTGTTTCAACTACCGTTTTAATCACTTCCCAAACTGTAGAAGTGATAATCTGAATATTGTTCCATTCTCCCTCTATAAGAGGGCCTATAACAGTCATAACAGCGCTAATGATAGCGGAAATGCCATTCCAGACTGCGTCCGTAATAGAACGGATTAGTTCTTGGTTTTCAGTCCACCATGTTACAACGGTGCCAAAAATACTCATGATGAAATTTGAAATTTCACCTACAACAGTGTTGATGACAGATGAAATAGCCTCCCACACAGCTGTTACAGCGTTGCGGAATCCTTCATTCGTTTCCCATAAGTATTTTAAAATGACAACGACCGCTGCCACTGCGGCCGCTATTGCAGCGGCTGTCCCTATGATTGGTAAGGCGGCGGCAATCATGCCTCCTATTGAAAGTTCAAGAGCTGTTGCAGCTGCTTGTAAAGTTAGGAATATTGGGGCTATAACTCCTACAGCAGTAACAACAGCTCCTATGATTACTATAAATTCTTTAATCGGACCAGGCAAAGTACCAAACCAATCTGCTACACCTTTTATAATGTCTCCTAAAGCTTGAAACACAGGAATCAACATTTCCAAAAGAGGTTGACCTAATGCAGCCAAGGCATTAGTTCCAGATTGTTTTAGATTCCCCATGACGTTTTCTAAGCCGTCAGATTCTCTTGCAGCTTGACCAAGTGCACCAGAAAGTTCATTCCCGTCTTCAACCATTTGAAGCAAAGTTAATTGCTTTTGCGCTTCGCTCAAATCCTTGAATGACTTGCCGTACAGTTTATTTGCTGCCGCATTACGAGTTGTTTCTGTTGCAGATATCCCCAAAGCCGCATCGTTGGCAAAATTTCCTTTAAGAAATGATTGAAGGCTCTCAGTAACACTTTCAATAGATTTGTCGTAAAAAGCAGCACCATCTGCCGCTGCCTTAGTTGCCCTAGTAGATAAATCTAAGGCTTGAGCTGTATCTAGACCAGATGTTTTTGCAAAGGAGGCCATTTGGGTGAAACTGCCTTGTAATCGTTCTGGTACAATAGACATTTCTTTCCCGATATTATTAAGAGCCTCTCTAGCTTGACCTTCCATATCCCCAAAAACTGTACTAAATTGGGCATTACTTGCTTGCATTGAAGCAGCAGCTTCAATAGCTTCTTTCCCAACGTCAACAAGTTTTTCTGAAATATCACCCAATTTCTCACTAAACTGTTGGAGTAGTTCAGCTCTTGCAACTTTAGCTATCTCCCCCAAGCTTTCTTGTGCGCTATCTGCTACAGACTTAGTCCCCTTCATCTCATTGTTGAGATTGTTAAAAGCGGTCTTAGCTTGATTCAGCTCCGCTTCCATCTTGTTAGCTTCGGCTGAATTTTCACCATATTCTTTTTTAGTGATTTCTAATTGCTTCTCAAGGTTTTCGATTTGGCGAGCGACGATTTCAGACTGTGCGCCAATCTTTTTTTCGGCTAATGCTAGCTTGTCTGCTTCGCTAGCGTTGGCACCCATCTGGCTTTCTTGTAGCTTAAATGAACTAACTACTTTTTCAGATTCGCTGGCAAGTAATTTTTGCTCGTTCTGCAATTCTTTCAGTTGAGTTTGGTTATTCTTGGTTGCATTCCCATTACCCTCAAGAGCCTGATTGACACTAGCTAGTTTTCCCTCGTATCCTTTTAGGACATTTTGAGTCACTTCTACTTCACGCTGGAAAGCACGATACTGTTCGGGACCAATATTCCCCTTTTTAAATTCCTCGTCTACTTTGGATTGGGCTTGTCTTAAAGCCTCTAGTTTGTCTCTGGTTATACCTACCTGTTTCTCTAAGACTTCTTGTTTTTGAGTCAGTAAAGTAACGTTCCCAGTATCAAACTTTAAAGCCTTATCGATTTGTTTTAGTTCATTTGTAGCATTTACAGACTCTTTGTTTATACCCTTTAACGCTGTTTGTAAGGGCTGGGTATCGCCATCGATTTCAATTTTTATCCCTTTGATATTTCCTGCCATATTTCCTCCTTTCCTTAAAAATAAGGAGCGCTGAGAGGTTTTCTATGACCAGAACACTAGCCAACTAAAGGAACTTGTCCTCACAATCGCTCTCTCAGCACTCACTTTTTCTCTAAAATGCATCAAAATCAGCTTGGGTAGCCTTCCGACTACCCGTTTTATTTTCGCTACGCAAATTGACATAATCTGTCTGATAATCTAAAGCCATTCCAATAGAAATGTGCTTGAGATCATCGATAGATAAGCCAGTTTCCTTGCAACAAGATAGATAGGATTCTACCGTGAAGGCTTCTTCGCTTGCTGTTTCTGATGTATCCGTTTCTTTTTTGTTTGCAATACCGCGTTTAACATTTCCATCATTAGCGGACAAACTTCGTTAAGAGGAAATTCTTCTATCTCCATGAAGAAATCATCAAACGGTTTAATTTTTGGATTGCCATATTTAGCGAATATCCAAAATAGACGATAGAAAAAGGTAATATCAAAATCTTCTAAAAGAGAGAAATCGACGCTTTTCGCTGCCAAATCATTACCTTTTTCTAATTGCTTCAATTGAGCTGCCAATTGCTTATTTTTCGAAATCTTGAAAAGTTCTTGGAAAAAATCCCGTCCAAACTCGTTCTTGTAAGTGACTGGAGTAAGGGCATTTGATGCAAGCTCATAACGCTTATTGCTTATTTTAATACTTCGACGCATTCTTTACTCCTTACCCTAGAGATGTTGGCTCATAAACGCTGGTAAACCAAGCGTCATACACTTCTTTCTTGTCTGCTGACGTAATCGAACGTTTCACGACGCTATCAAGCGGACGTGGTGAACCCTTAAAGCTAAGTTCGCGTTCATTGACAGTTGTTCCACTCTTAGTACCAGAGCCGTTTGATGGACGACTAGCAGAGCAGTAGTAGAGAACGTAACGAGTCTTATTTTTATCTCCTGAAAATTCAAACATAATAGCAAACGGTTTAGTTGAAGCATCGCCTTTTTCAGTCAATACTCCTGTTTGTTCATCCTTGATTTCTCCTAGGATTTTCGTCGCAAACTCTTCCGTGATATGCGGTACTTTCAATTTTCCTTCATACCCTTCATTTGAGTTCATGAAGTGGTAGTCCACGTCGTCTGCTTGGATTGCTTTCGATTCTCCTTTTGGCTCTAACTCCAAGTTCATAGCTCCAGGGAAACGGAAAATTTGCCCGTAGCTAATGACTTTTGTCTCACTATTGATACTTTCGATTGGTGCGATATGCACGTTTTTCAATCCATAGGTTACTGTATTTTCTGTTTTTGTCATCTTCTTCTCCTTTAGTACAAATAAACAGTATAAGGCTTGACAGATAGCCTTTCTGTTGGGATATAGCTTTCTTCTGATACCTCAAAAACAAGGTGATGTTTAGACAACAACTCTTCCAAGGTCTCTTCCAAATCTTCGTCTTTACGTTCAAAGATAAGCTCTACAGTCACAGATTTAATCTGGTATTTCTGTTCGTCGTCTGCTCTCTTGATATCTGGATGTGATTCAAAGTAGATAAGGTAAGGTGTTTGAGGAACGTGTCCAGTTTCAAACGCACGATAGGCTATAGGTAGATTCGCTTGACTTAGAATATCGATAAGGTCAGATAATTTCATTTTTGAATAGCCTCCTTCACTTTCCGTTCAAAGGAATTGATTAGCTTTTCTTCTACAGGTTGGATATGAGGGATAGCACGACTGCGACCACCATTCCTTAAGACATGGCCATTTTCAAGTAGGTGTGTCAATTGATAGCCTGTAGCATTATGGATTACGTATGAGCCTTTTGCGTTTTTCTTAAGACGCCATCCTCTTCCATACTTTCCTTTATTCTTTGGGCTTGTTGCCTTCAAAGTCGCAACAGCTTCATCACCTAACTCTTGTGCGATAGCGTCAATCTCATCTTCTAACTCACTAGAATATTCGCTCAGTGCTTTAGCGATTTCTGCTGATAAGTCACCTGTTACACTCATGGCAATTCCTCCATCAAGGTCAGCTCCAGAATTTCTAAACCAATCGGAAATGTCTTAAGAATACGATACCGTTTCCCATTAAATTCCGCTTCTTCCTCGTTGTTATACTCAAAACTATGAATATCGAGGATAAGGCTTGGTCTAAGTCCGACTTGACTAGCCTGATAAAATTCAGAACGAGTAATGGAACGTTTGCGACACAAAATAGTCAACCGCTTTTCCTCAAATAGAGGCTGGTGCAATTTATCTAGTCCTGTTTTAATCCTTGAGATTAATGTAATCTCATTATTCCATGCCATGACTTACCTCAATTTCAAATTATGCAAGCGCCATAAAAGGTGACGTGGCATATCCACCCCACCCTCATAGCGAAAGGCTGCAAAATCAACTACAAACATTTGGTGTTCAGCATTTTCTGATTCAAGCGAAACTCCCAAATTATCTCCCAGTTCAGTTATGACAGCTTCGATGATTTTCTCCAAAGGCTTATCACGTAGATTTGTTGCTATACCCAATTTTAGTTTTAGTAATTCTAATAATTGAGCTTTGTCCATAACTACTCCTCATCTTCCTCTTCTGGTTCTTGAGGTTCTGGTTCTCCTTCGGAAATATCGTTGCCATCGATTTTAGTCAAGAAAATAGATCCTGCACTATTTGACCCATCTAACAACTCTTGAATGAATGTCTTGCTACTTCTATATCCTGTTCGCGGATAAATATCCCCGATTTGATATTCATATTGTTGAGGGTCTCTCAAATCCTTAAAAGGACGGATTACTTGATAAGCCATCATCTCCCTCCTTACCCTGCAGCGTCAGTATAAGTCACATAGAACCCTGCTGCTTCATCAACTTTCTTAACATCGAAACGGTTTGCAGTTCCTAGATATTGACCGTAGATTTTATCATCTTGCCATTTGACAGTTGTCTGAGCACGGTCAAAGAGTGTCGCAAATTCTCCAACGTCACCGATGAAGGCTTTCATTTCACCTTTAGCATCTCCAATGATATCATCAGGATAAACATCGATTACACGACCAGCGAACTTGTAACCAGTTGGAGATGTGATGTCTGTTTGAAGCATGTAGCGACCGTCCTTGTCCTTGATTTTATCAAGAGCAGCAAACATAGATTGGGTACATACAATAGTTGCATCGTAGTACGGTTTCAATTCCACGTTGAGAATATCTTTCAAGCCGTCCAAACCAGCTGCGCTTTTAGCTGTAGCTGTCTTGAGAACTTTAGCGATTTCTTTATTCTTGGTGATACGTTCTTGGTTCTTAGCTTGCTTAGCAACCAATCCCATGACATCGTAGTCAGCGTCATCAATCAATTCTTGAGATACTGGCAAATGACCACGACGTGTCTTGATTTCATAGTTAACTTTTGTGAAGGTTGGTTTAGCCAATTCAGGGTTTTCTTCCAACTCTTCAACTGTGTTCATTGTTTGGTCAGTCAGTTTGACAACTGCCCATTTACCGCTTGCGTTCTTGACATTAACAATGTTGACCAATGAAGTCAAATCTGTCTTGTCTTGTTTCGCTTCCTTAGGCGTCATCAATTCAACAGGAATGATTGCTTCTCCTTCAGCGGATTTGAGACCATCAGCACGCACTTCTTTTGTTCTAAGGTAATGGTTAAATGCTTCATGTTGTTCCAATGTTTTTCCTCCTCGTTTTTCCGTTTTACCTGGAGTTGGTGCTTTACGGTTTTGCTCCTTAATTTGTTTTTCCAACTCGTCAATTTCTTTTTCCAACTGCGCTTTTTCAGCTTCTTTTTCTTCAATTTCCTTTTGAAGATCGTCTACAGTCTTTTCAACTGCTGAAACTTCTTCCTCGGTTTCAGCACGGTCCAACTTCTCTAGTTCAACAACCGAACGTTTGTTCAATTCCTCGATAGATTCAATCAAACCTGCAACTTTATCTGCTTTTCTGCTTCTAAGAAAACTAAAAATTACTGTCTTGTTCATAGCTTGAATTTCTCCTTAATTTCTTTCTTGCGCTTGTCTAGCGCTTCACGATTAGCACGACTCTGACTTTCAAAGTCTTTTTGTCGTGCAGCAATTTCCGTTTGTGGATAGGCTGGGAAAGTACATGGACTCACCTCAAATATTTCTAGTTCTAAGACAGTGTCCAGATACGAACCGTCTTCACGTTCCTCTGTTTCGATTTTTATCGGGATAAAGCCAAAGCTACATCCGATAACATCTCCACGCTTGACACGGGCGTAGGCTCCAACCGCTTGAGGATCATCCTTGTTAATGATGATGTCCCCAAAAAGACCAACATCATCAACACCCAGTGTCAGAGTTCCGTTACCTGTTCGACCAAGAACAAGACTATCATCGTGGTTAAATAAAGCTCTGATATCAGCGTCTTTGATAGCTTTCTCAACTCCAACACGCTTAATAACTTCACAGTAGCCTGGCCACAATTCCGTCTCCTCGTCAAACTTGATAAAGTAGCCACTCAAAATCAAATCACCAGAGTCTTCTTCCCTAGTTTGAAATTGAGTGGCACGATAACTATTCCGTTTCTGCATTCTCTTCCTCACCTCCTTTCAATTTATTTTGGTCTCCTAGCTTCTCTTGAGGGATATAGTTCTCAAGGACAATCAACTCTTCCATCTCAGAATCAGGAGCCATACCCAGCCAATCTCTCCACTCGTTACGACGCATCGCAGTACTGTTTGTCATTTGTTGGGCAACAGCAGACAACTCTGTAATGTTGTAAGAGAAGAGTGAGCGAGGATTTAGCTTGAAGTAACGATTACTAGACAAAAGTAAGTCTCTGGTTAGTGTTTGAGTAATAGTGGTAGCGATACTCATGACAGTCGTATTTACAAAGTTGTTATACTCTGTCTTGTTGAACTCTCCCACACCCAAAATAAAAGCAGGTACTCCTAATAGCCCTGCAACTGTTCTTTTATCTAATTCGACAGACTCATTTAAAGCGATATCAGTTAGACTAAGCGGTTTTACCTGCTGAATGTCCAGCAATGCCTCTGGAACAATCCATGGAGCGCCAACCCTGCTAGTACTTAAATACTTCTCAGCGATACGCTCACGCCCTTGCTCCGAGTCTAGTTCAGCACTGGACGAGTCTACTTTAACGATAAGACTAGGAATGTTCTTACCGTTCATGAAGCTTTTTTTAGTCTTAGTAGCCATGTTCAAACTTTGAACCACATCTGTCAACGTCACCCTAAAACCAGTACCAATGTATGGAATATCTGGATCTGGATTGATGACAAAGTGGACTACTTCGTCAGGGGAATACTCTTCACCCCTAAATGAGATTACATAGGAATCCTTATCTGTTTGGAACGAAACCTCTCTCATCGGAAATGGTCTTAAATTAGAAATATAATCCGTAACAAGATCATATTCCACATGTAGGACAGAGTTCCCATCGCCATATAAGAGCAAATCACGCACAATCTTGAAAATCCATGACTTCCTTGTCATGTGTTCACAGGGATTGATGTCAATCTTTCTAGCGAGTCCATCACGAATTCTGATATCACCTTTGTCTGTATTCTCCATCAGATGGATGGTCATATTAGAAACCAAATCAGCAATCTTATTAACCGCTGTCACCACATCTGGATTTCTAGCCAAAGGCACATACGAATCCATCAAGTTTGACAATCCTAAATCTGAATGACTCAGCATGTTGATTGGCTTACTTGGCTTGTTTCGTTTCCAAAACTTTTCAAAAATACCCATGTTTCCTCACCTCCTTTCTCTCTAATCAAAGAATCTCATCACATCGCCACCCTTGCCAAGATTAGCAAGAGCCTGTATACAAGCAAAGACGCTGGCATCAAACAAGTCAATCCTTGCAGTACCACCGTCTCCGTCTAATTTTTCATATTGCACAGCGTCATCCACCTTTTCAATCGCTCTAACATTGCTCACACAGTATTCATAAGCGTCAGAATGAAGATAATAAAATTCCTTGTTCTTGACTTTGAACTCAATCCTCCTGAACCCCTCGGATTTCAGATAGAATAACTGAGGCTGGTCAATCATCTTGAACTTAGCCTTTTTCATCTTAGCCAAAAACTCACGACCAAACTTCCTATCCATCCCTACAGCTTGGATTTTAAATCCACGCTCACGCATACTGATGAACCATTTAACGATATCGTCATAAAGTACCGTTGGAGTGTTGCTCATCGTCAACCAACCATCAGACTGCCACCCAAAAAGTGGAATCCCATCATCGTTAGCCTTCTTCTGAGCATTGATCCGAGGAAAGAAAGCATGTGTGATACAGATATCAACATCTTTTTCTCCATCGTGATAAACACCGTAGAGAGCAGCCGCTGTTAAGTCGTGCAATCTTGACAAGTCCGCACCACCATACCAACGAATCGGCAAGCGTGCCAGCTCTTCTAAACTCCAGTCATAGCAACTGTCCGACGCTATAAACTCATCGGGATTGAAATAAGCATTCATAGAGTTTGTAAAGATATTCAACGTCTTATTGAAAAACTCATTTCTTGTCTGGGGGTCATTCATAGCCTGCTCTGCTTCTTCCTTGAGAGCCTTGAGCGAAACAGTGACACCCCATGACGGATTAGCCATCTTGAGGATGTTCTCGTCCAGATAGTCCACCACATCACCATCAGCAGATTGATTAGCCTTGCAGATGAAGATAAAAAATGAATCATCAGTGACTAATTGCTTGAGCACCTTTTGACAGTATTTCAGACGGTTAGCAAGGAACCCAGTAGGAATATCCCCAGCCGTAGAGATAACAAAAAGCATACTGTTACGGTATGCCGACATTGTTTTTTTCATAAGACCATGCTTCTTACTGTTCCTCATTGTGTGAGCTTCGTCCAAGATGATGACATTCCCATTCAAAGAGTCCAGACGGCTCTCATCATTCGCTAAAGCTTGGATAAAGAAAGAACCCTCATCACCAAAATTAGCAGTAATAGAGTGTTCCTGGTTATTGTCCTTGATACGAATGTTCTTATCATTCCATCGTTCAACGTTGAACCTTAAAAAACCAAAAGCTTCCATCGCTTGCTTGACTGAGTTAGCAACGATATAGCATTTTGAACCGCTATCCGTGTCTAATATCTGGTAGGCTAGTGCGATTGCAGCAGTAAACGAGGTCTTTCCATTCTTCCGAGCAAGCATAATAAGCGCTTCTTTGAACCTGCGCTCATTCGTTCCCTTATAGTAAAACCCAAACAGATTCACAACTACAAAATGTTGCCAAGGTTGCAAGAGTAATGGCTTGTTACGAATAGACACCGCAAACATATCATCGCCCTGCTGATGAACTATCACGTTCTCGATAAAGTGAATAACAAAATCCACCATATCCTCATCCATCTCAAAAGCAGGATTTTCTAAATCACGGAAAAAACGTTCAGCAGCAAGAATGTTTTCCTCGCAATGTTCCTCTCTGTGAGATATGACATGCTGAGCATACTCTTTCGCTTTATCAAGATTGCCCATTGCCAGTCACTCGCTTCTTTTTGATTTCGTTCTTGAACTTCAGGACCTCAGTAAGAACTGAATCACCTTCTTGTTCTACTACCTCACCGAGAGACTTCGGATTCATCATCAGCTGATTAGAGTAGCTGAGGATGTCTTTCCTCAAAATTTCCATCGCTGTCAAGATTGGAACTTTGCGCTCATTCTCTGCACCAGCCTTATTGACGTAGGTGTCTGTTACTGGATAACCCATGTCAGCATAATCTTGAGCAAGTTTCTGATACTGATATAGCATACCTGCAAAGATGTCAATGATCATTTCGAACTCTTTACGATAAGTGCCCAAGTCTTTCATTTGCTTGACCACTTTTGACTTAATCGACTTTGCTGTAATTGGTTTAGCCAAAAACTACCTCCTTCCGTCAAAATCGCTTAGTTTTTACCCCCTTTTTGTTTGAAGGCCCCCGACTTGGAAAAAGTTCCCTTCACCGGTTCCCAGAGGCTTCGAAAAAAATTTTTTGAAGTGGGGGGGATAAAAAAATTTTTTTCATTTTTCATTTTTGTTTTTGAAAAAATTTAAAAATTCTTTTTTTCTTTTCTTCTGCCAATAAATTCCATTTCCGATTATCTTATCGTTGTTGCGGTCATGAAACGTATTGTGCATGCGGTTGGTCAATGGCAAACAATTCCAAGATACATACTCAAGTTCTGGATACTCAGATACTGGGTAAATATGATGAACCATTTCAGCTGGAACTGACTGCCCATATCTTAGACTTTCTTGGCAAAGGTAATCGTGTTGTCTCATGACCTTGTCACGAAACTTGTACCACTTCCTTGTCTTCAAGCTCTGTCTGACTGGTTTGTTGTACATGATATATACTCCTTTGCAAAACAAAAGGACAGGCCCTTGACCTATCCTATCTCATACAAGAAATCTATGCTACCATAATAAACCTTTTTTTGTGAGACTTCAAGACGGCTTTTGTCTCATTTTACTTTTCTTGATTTTCTTTTTGAGTAACTAAAGATTGGATTCCTTAATTCTAATTCTTTCTGTTTGTGGTAATCTTGATGTTTCCACATGACTCCATCATGGTCATCAACCTTTCTGTATAAATTATATTGATTGTCCATTTTTCACCTCCTGCAACTATACCAATTTTATCCCTCACTTTCACATATCTTATATTTTGTTAAACTCATTCTAAATCTCAAACCCTTACTAATTATGGTTTTTAAAGCGTTTTGTTTTTTCAGTTTATGCTTAACTCATTATGTGAAAGTAATATCTAAAAAAATTAAATGACAAAGTTCCGTAGTGCGTCATCAAGCTCTGCTTGCTCTATCCCTATGTATCTCAGGGTGATTGCAGGCGACGAGTGATTGAACATTTTTTGTAATGTTCCTACATCCTTTGTCTTGTTGTAATATTTATAGCCAAACGTCTTGCGCATTGTATGTGTGCCAACATTATCAATGCCAAGTTCCTCAGCTGCTTCATGTATGATTTGATAGGCTCGCTCACGAGTGATTGCTTTATTCTGACCTTGCCTACTCTTGAATAAGAAATGATGAAATGGTTTGCCCTCGACATATCTCCTCATTTCTTTCTTGAGTTCTTTTGTCATCCGTCTTGTTATCTGCTTGCCAGTCTTCCGTTCTCTTAGTTTGATGTGCCAGCCTTGAACATCTTTAACTTTCAATGTAAGGATATCTCCAACTCTCAATCCAGTATTCAGACCTGTGATGAATAGCATATAATACATCTCGTTCCACTCTCTAAGATAATCTTTCATAGCTTGAATGTCATCGTTATCTTTTATCGGTGATACAAATTCCATGTTCTACCTCCTTTCTGCAAAACAAAAAGCCAGCTGATTGCTGACTCATGATGTTCCTCTGTTAAACAACTTTTCTGGAAAAAATAGGATGACTCCAACATGTGATTTGTGTTTTTGTTTCAGAAGTTCATGCTATCATAATAGACCTTTTTTTGTGAGACTTCAAGATGTCTTTTGTCTCAATCTTATTTACAACTCACCTTTCAGTATAGCGTACTGTTCTAAGATAATCCTTCTACGTCGATAGATTGTAGCTTTGCTCATGAATTTCTGTTCTGCTATTTCTTCCCATCGCAGTTGAGGGTATCTCCAGCGTAGATTAAATATCTCCATATCCTCATCCACTAGATTACTCAAGAGTTTGTTAATAATCCCTTTAAATCCTTCAAGAAATTTTAAAGTCGGATCATCCGCGATTCTGATTGCGATAGTTTCGGTAGGTTTGCTTATTCCTAC